TATGTGGGAATCTGCTGTTTAGTTTTGACTCAGCTACTGCTGCAGCTATTAAGCAGATGCGTACCAAGTTACAGATGGGTGGAGCCGGCTCGATGAATCTGGAGATAGATGAGATCGGTTCCAACCTGCTGGGTAATACTGAAGCTCTGTCCTCATTTCTCGAGTTATTTGATGTAGGTCAGATTAAACAGAAGCTGATCAAACATACCAAAGAGAATCAGCGTACTGAAGATCTGATGGATCCTACCCCTACCAACATGTTGTTGTTTGGTACTCCTGCAAAACTACTCAATGCTACCAAGACAGAGGATGAGTTCTACTCCATGCTTGAGACAGGCTTTGCCAGAAGATCCTTCTTTGGGTATTCCCGCCTTAAAGTACAACCTACTGATATGACTCCAGAAGAGTTGCTGGCATCTTTAAACGATGACAGTGATTCAGATTATCTGGTACAGCTGTCTAACAGGTTCACACTGTTGGCTTCACCTACTCAATTCAATACGAATCTTGAAATGGATGAAGATGTACAACTGGCGTATCTCGCTTATCGACAGGAATGCCAGGCTCGAGCCAATCAACTCTCTGATTACCAGGAAGCCAAGCAGGCTGAAATGGCTCACAGGTGGTGGAAAGCTGTAAAGCTTGCCGGTGCCTATGCCTTTATCGACAGCTCTGTGTACCTCAACATGGACCATTGGGAACAGGCTGTAGCTCTTACAGAACTGTCTGGAAATGCCTTCCACAATATCTTACGAAGAGACAAGTCCTACGTTAAGCTAGCCCGCTTTATTGCTGGTGCAGAGGAACAACTGACCCAGGCTGATCTGACAGAGGAACTGCCTTTCTATAAGGGTACCAAGACAGAGAAGCAGGAAATGATGGATCTCGCCATAGCGTATGGCTACAAACACGGTATCTATATTCGTAGAGAACGTGATGGAGATAACATTGATTTCTTCTCAGGCAAGGCCCTTACTGAAACCAATCTGGATAAGATTATTGTTTCCTATAGTGATCATATCGCTACTGGTTATAACAATCAGCGTGTGCCTTTTGATCAGTTACACCAGTTGGTAGCTATTGCTAATTACCACTGGGTAGCACACCACTTACAGAAGGGTCACAGGAAGGATGAGAATATCATTCCGGGCTGTAATCTTGCTGTTATAGATGTGGATGATGCTGTATCCATAGATACTGCTAAATTATTGTTGGCAGATTTTAAATGGATCATGCATGTTACCAAGCGGCATACACCTGCCCAGCATCGTTTCAGAATCATCTTCCCACTCAGTCATGAAGTCGAATTGAATTCGAAAGATTACAAAGAATTCATGACAAATATATACCAGTTTATGCCCTTTGAATGTGATCAACAGACTAACGACAGACCGCGTAAGTGGCTGACGAATAAGGGAAATTACTGGTATAATGACGGTGAACTCCTGGATGCATTGCAATTTATTCCAAAGACCAAGAAGGCTGAAGAGCATCGTAAGACGTATGCCTTACAGGGTAATCTAGAACCTCTGGAACGCTGGTTCGTAAACAAGATAGCTAATGAAGGTAACCGAAATAATCAGTTACGGAACTATGCTTTCTTCCTTATTGAAAAGGGACATGACATTAGCTCAGTTACTAATAATGTAATGGCTCTCAATAGCAAATTACCTGTCCCGCTACTTGAGGATGAAGTGCGTAATACGATCCTTGTAAGCTCTCTCAAAATGATTCATGAACGTGATTTAAGGAACTATAAATGAACCGTAATTTAATCTTAGTATGTGGCAAATCTGCTGCAGGCAAATCTGCCAGCCTGATGTTCCTCAGGGATCCTGAAGGTGTAATGTACCTCAACTGTGAATCCGGTAAGGAACTTCCATTCCCTTCCAAGTTTAAACAGGGAATTGTGGTTAATCCTTCCCAGGTAACCAAGGCAATCAATGATGCCGAGACTATGCCGGAGATACATACCATCGTAATCGATTCTCTGACATTCCTGATGGATATGTATGAAAGCATTAATGTGCTGCAATCTTCTAACACCATGAAAGCCTGGGGTGAATATGCCCAGTACTTCAAGAAGTTGATGCAGAAATATGTGGCATCCTCTACCAAGAACATAATCTTCATTGCCCATACCATGGATATTCTCAACGAGAGTGACATGGTTATGGAAACCATGGTGAAGGTGAAGGGTTCTACTATGAATCAAGGCGTTGAAAGTCATTTCTGTAATGTAATCAGTGCCAAAAAGATTCAAACCAAGAAGCTGGAAGGGTATGACAATCCCCTTCTGGTTATAACCCCTGAAGAGGCTGATCTGGGCTTCAAATATGTCTTCCAGACCCAGCTTACCAAGGAAACTGTCAATGAGCGTATCCGGGGTCCTATCGGCCTCTGGGACCGCAACCACACCTACATTGACAACGATCTACAGAAGGTCCTTGACCATCTGCATGCTTACTATAATTAAGACCTGATAAACCGCCTCCGGCGGTTGTAACGCTAGTTAGTTTTTTCACCTAAAAAGGAAATTGAATATGAGTACACAATTTGATCTGTTTGCCAGTGATACCGATGTTGAAGAATCTGGTGATGTTTTGCCAGGTAACTTTGGCCCGTTGGATACTGGCTTGTATAAAATGGGTATTAAAGTGGCATATGTTTCTCAGTCAGCAGGCGGTGCGTATGCACTTAATCTGATTTTGAAGAATGCTGATAATACCGGCCCTGAAGTACGCCAGTCTCTCTGGATGACTTCCGGCAAAGCCAAAGGACAGCGTAATTCCTATGTTGACCAGAATGGCGTGAAGCACAAGCTTCCTGGCATGGAACAGGCTGATAATTTGCATCAGCTGGTTGATGGCAGGGTTATGCAGAACTGTGAAACCGAAGATAAGGTTATCAAGCTGTGGAATCCCGCAACTTCCAAGGAAGAGAATACCACTGTGCAGGCTGTTACAAGCCTGATGGGCAAACCTATCCTGGTTGGCCTGCTCAAGGTACGCGACAACAAGATGGTCAAGACCGATGATGGTTATGAGCCAACTTCCAAGGAGCGTTTCTCCAACGAGATCAGTAAATTCTTTGATCCTGATACCGGCCTTACCTATGCAGAGAAGAAGTCCAAGGCTACGGATCCTGCATATCTTACGAAGTGGAAAGCCTCTTTCGGTGCAGAGTACGTTCGTGACAAGTACACTGCTGTAGCAGATTCTATTGAAGATGATGCAGCATCTGCAGGAATTGGTACGACAAACAGCCTCTTCCCGTAATGACCTGGTTGTTTGTTGGTATAGATCCGGGGGCAAAGGGTAGCTTTTGCCTCCTGGATCCTATTCGTAAAACTATGGAGTTCAAACCTACTCCTACATTGGATGTTACTGCTGCAGTTATCTACGACTGGTTAATGAACTACAAACCGCATATTCATATGATCGGTGTTGAAGAAGTTCATGCCATATTTGGCACCAGCGCAAAGAGTAATTTCAGCTTTGGCTTCAATGTAGGACAGGTGAGAACTATTGCCAGTATGACCGGAATTGGTGTGGATCTTGTCCAGCCCAAGGTATGGCAGAAGGGTTGTGGAATTACCTTTAAGAAGGGTGTGAAGGCTCCTGCCAAGAAGCAACTGATAGCTGCCACTGCCTTGCGTCTGTATCCTTCTGCACCCCTTTACGGTCCCCAGGGCGGTCTTCTGGATGGTCGAGCCGATGCGCTCATGATTGCTCATCACCTATCTCTTAAGTATGGAATTACTACACCATGAAACCAAGATTCGAAATACTTGATCGAGTCGACAGGTTTCTTGTTGGATCTTATTTAGGTCACACAGACATTAACCCGCGTAATGCTCGTGTAATGGCAAAGCCACAGCACTGGTATGAATGCAGATGTCGTTGTGGGGCTACAGCTATACGTTCCCAACAAGAACTTATCGATATTCGCCGTGTTAATGCCTGTGCAGATTGCCGGCATAAACTTCATCTATAGGAATTATTATGAAATTAACTTTAGAACAATTTGAGATTGAGAAAGCAATCTCGCACTACATTGATACAAAGTTTTTTGCGTTAAAAGGAAAGCACCTGGCGATTGAATTCGTGTCAGGCCGTAGTCCCCCTACTGTTACAGCTTTTGTTGATATCCTGGAAAACGATATACTCAGCGATAAGGAAGAGCCGAAGCCTGAAAAAGACTTCAAAACAGAACAGCAGGAAATTCCTTTTGGTTAACCTGGAGAATCTGATATGCAAGCCTTCTTTGTCCTTGTCTTTATAATTATTGCAATTGGCCTATGGACTGCTATTCCGGTATTTGCAGCTATTGTAGGTACAGGACTGGCTGCTATGGTTCTGTGGGCTCTACTACATCTAGACTAAGCCACATGTCTCCATGAGCTGGTCTGCCCCACCAGTGTGGAAAACGGGGCTTATCGCTTTTGGGAGTAAAAGTAATGGTGAAGACCACGGCTATACTCTGAAACCGCCAGCATCCCTTATTGAAATTGTAGGGATTCCCGGTGTCGCCATACCAAGGACTGGATAGGTATGGCCTTTTATTTATTAATTAACGAGGTCATTATGAACGACAAGATAAATGAAGCACAAGAAGCATTAAACAAGGAGCATATGAAGCTCTATAAAACTCTTACAGAGCACTATATGGCTTTAAAGAGGTTACTGGAATACGCAATGATCAGCATTGATACCAGTATGAATATACTGTTAACTGCTGCTGAAACAGAACAGAAAAAGGACTCTGAGGATGGCTGAATATAATCCTCTGCAACGTCTTAAGAAAAGTAAGATACGTTCTTTGCGAGCATCTATTGATGCTATGTGTGCCCATTGTATGGGATGTACCCTGGAAGAGATAAATCCAGGTTACGTAAATGAAATTCGTAATTGCACAGCACCTAATTGCCCATTATTTGCTGTACGACCCCACCAGACTATACGTACAAGATAACTACTAAATTCCTCCGTGCCAAGGTGGAATAGGACTATGTATAGAAGCGGCTACCTGGTTTTTGCTGCCTATATACTCAGCTAACGACGTTTGCCGGATCGTGTCCGAAACCGGCTTATTTATAAGGATGCTGTCTGTTGTAAAAACTGTCCAACAGCAGAAGAGAATCGCCATCAGGTTTAGTCCCCCTTTCCTGATGCTTGGAGAGAGCGATTTCCCATAGACAGCATCACTTATGAATCCTATGTTCGCACCTCGGAGTAAGGGTACTGCAGATCGGCGATTCCCGGTAAGTACAGAGGTTTGCTTGTTAGGCGTTTCAGCCCAACTCTTTTTCATTTCTTTAAGGAGATCGTATGAGTCGCTATGACCAACTTTTTGCAGAAGCAAACGCATTTCACCAAAAACACCCTGAAGTATGGGATTTATTTGAAAAATTCACATTTGAGCTAATACGCAGAGGTTTTCAACATTATTCTGCCAGAGGAATTTGGCATAGAATTCGTTGGGAAACTGCTACACCTGATCCGGTTGATCCAGCTGATTTTAAATTAAATGATCATCACACCCCTTTTTATGCTCGTGCTTTTATGTTGAGATACCCAAATTATGATGGGTTTTTCCGTATTCGTACTCAAATAAGTCAAGGAGGCCCTAAAGTACATCTTCCCCCCTTAAAGCCTGCTAACTTCCCCTATATACCTTAAGGACTGTTCATGCGTAAATATTTACAATTAATTCTTCCTGGCTTACTTCTTTTCTCTGGTATTGCTTACTACGGTGCAGTTAAAGACTTAGAAGTTTCACTTAATGCTTCAGAAACAGTTACTCCACTAATGATAAAGAACTCTTTTGAAGCAGTAATCCACTACATAATGTTCATAGCAGTACTCCTTATTGGAAGCAGGAATTCATCATGAAACCAGTATTTACTACGTCAAGACCAGGGTTTATGTGCGATGTTTCTGACTGCAATGAAAAGTTCATTAAAGAGATGGAAGGTCAACGCAAATTACTGGGTCGCTCTACCTTAAAGCATGTTTACATTGATGGAGAGCTGGAAAGTATCCTGGGATATGACATCCCTATCTGGCTATCCGGTACCATTACCGGAGAGACTCAGGATTGTACTGTCTGGAACGTGGAAGGGACTCAATCCTATGAGGCTGAAATAACCTACAACCACGATACCAACCTTGAAGATTACAACCATACGTACATACGCTTAAAGACTCCTGCTGTTGAAAAACACGGTACAGGCTGATGAAAATCTTACGTATATTCACTGAATTACTGTTGGGTACAACTGGATTATTCTGGGCATTCGTTACAGGATACTTATTTGCACTCAGTAGTGTCTAGTTTTGAGGAGTTGTCTACATTTCATTTTTGGATGAATGAAACAGGGTAGAAACTAGCGTAGACAGCTCCTCAAATTCAAGTAAATTTGGTCTGGAGAAAAGTAATGAATGAATTTGGATATGGCCCGTGGGAGTGCTGTGGTGAACATGAAACCACATATCTGCAAGGCGGTTACTGCAAAGACTGTAAGATTGAACAATTGGAAACTGAAAACCAACTGGCATGGAACACTTGTGATGAAGCAGAAACAAAGGCCAATAAACTGCAAGCGCAGGTTGAGAAAGCAGACAGGGTAATAATGCAGAACAGAACTGATGCAATTAACTCTGTAAACCGCATTGAAGAACTGCAAGCGAAGCTGGAAGCGTCTGAGAGAAAAAGAATTGGCGTTGAAGCGCAATGTGATGAGCTACTTGATGACTGTGACAGGTTAATTGCAGAGATAAAAGAACTGCAATCGCAGGTTGATCGAGTAAATAAACTTGCTGATCATTGCGTATCAATAGCCCCGGATACTATTTTGGATAGAAGAACCTGTGCAGAACTTATAAAAGAAGCAATCAAAGGAGAGCAAAAGCAGCAATCAACACCGATAATAGATTACTGCCTGTTCACATCCAAAC